TTACCTGTTCTGATAATACAATTTACACTTGCAGCAAATGTTTGTGTTGGAACTATAAATCTTTTGTTCTTGATTCCACTCGCTAATAACACGGTTTCCAAACCTGTTCCACAAGATGTGGTAGCTATCGCATCTCCTATGTCAAACATACGACAAGCTTCTTTCTCAAACTCTTCAACTTGTTTCCCTTGAATTAGTGCTCCTGTTTGAAGTATTGTTTCAAACTTTCTTAATATCCATTTGTGTGTAACTGATGGAATATAAGGTTTTGCCCTATATATTGTATCCATATTTTTCTGCTCCTTCATTATAAAACCATTTTGCGTATTCTTTTAGTCCGTCATCTAATTTTGTGTATTCCCACTTAGTTTCAAATGTAAACTCGTGTTTCGGTAATACTGCATTTTCATCATCTTGGACTAATAAGACCTCACCCTCTCGTGAGTATTCATTTACTTTGTAGATTAAATCCACGATTTCAATATTATCTCCGACAACATCTATCTCTTCATATGTTCTGGCTTGTGTCGTAGCCAATCTAACTAACTGATTAACGACATCTTCAACAAAAACTACATTAACTTTGTTTTGTCCATTACCAGCGATTTCAATATGTTCTCTATTGATAATTTTATTCATATAGTGGCCCAATCTTGGCCTATGATTACCCTTACCGACTATATAACTTGGTCTAACTATTTTGTGATTAACTATTGAATTTTTTAGTCTGTCCTCAATACGCTTTTTATCTTTACCATAGTCTCCATAATTGTCAACATATCTGTCGTCTGCAGCACCACTACTGACAAAAATATAGTTGGTTTTTTCGTCTACTCTATCTATGAATAAGTCTAATTGACTTTCAAAGAATAAACACATATCAATAATACAACCATAAGCATCAAAATCTATTTTATCTATATCTTCTGATTCATTTCTATCACCTTGTATTATGTGAGCTCCCTCAGGCCCTACTCCACTTCGATTGAAAATGTCTACATTATATCCTTGCTCTAATAATTTAGGAACTAATGCTTTTCCTACGAATCTATTACCACCAAAAACTAAAACATTTTTTCTTTGTTCAAGTTCTTGTAGTCCCATTACTTCTTCTAAATCCATTAGATTAACTCCTTGATTTCCTCAATAGTGAATTGTTCTGCTTCATTGGAATATAATCCGTCTTCTGAAATCTTTTCGTGTAGATTTTCTCCGACTTGTAATCCAATGGTTTTTACTTTTAGTTCTTGACCTTCTGGCAAATATTTATCTGCCATAGCTTCAAGTAGATTACCCATACTCATAGATTTCATACTTGGGAAATGGAAATGACTTGTTGTAGCATTTTCCATACAATCAAATATCAAATCAACCGCTTGGTCAAGTGTCCAAAAGTATCTCGTTGCATTTGGGTCAGTCACGATAATCTCTTCACCCTTTTGTAGTTTCTCTTTCCAAATACACAACACCGAACCTGTTGAATACAACACATTACCATAACGAACTATTCTGAACTTAGTGTTTGGAAAGTCTTGTTCAAATTGTGTAAACATTCTTTCCATTAGATACTTGGACGCTCCATAAGTTCCACTAACTTGTGCTGCTTTGTCTGTTGATATACCAATCACGAACTCTACATCATTTTTTACTGCTTGTTCTAATACATTCATACTACCAATCACATTAGACTTGATACACTCTCTACCTTGTGTTTCTGCTAATCCGACGTGTTTAAATGCCGCTAAGTGAAATACACCTGTAATACCTCTCATCAATCGTGGTAATGTGAACTCATCACAAATATCACCTGTATGTATTTCTAATTTACTATCTTTGTATTTAGATTTTAATTCTATTAACTTACCCTCATTTCTTGATACGGTAATGACCTCTCCCCCTTGTTGAAGTATTCTTTCAATTAACTCTCCACCAAGAAATCCTGCTCCTCCTGTTATCAAGTATTTTTTTCCTTGTTCAATCTTAATCATTGTTGATTCTCCTTATTAGTTCGTTTGCTGCTTCTACACAAGTATCTATTTTACCACTAAACAAACTCCAAACATTATCTCCCTCGTGATTTACTAATGTTGGTCTTGCGTCATCGTGGTCTCTATCTGAAAGGACTACTCTAAATGTATACATAGAGCCAATGTGTTCTAAGTCTGCGAATTCATCTCCAAAATACTTTACTCCACTCTCGATAAACTTATCTATCTTGGTGAGTTCTGGTTTAGGATTTTTTATTAATCCTTTGTTTATATATTTCGTATATTCGCTATCCCAAAATGGTTCAGTTCCCTCGTTCCACATATGGATAGCGTGTTTCACATTACCTAAAACGTGATACTCATCTCCATACGGGTCTAAACACATAAAAGGGCCGTCCATAACTACGACACTAATGTCCTCAAAAATCTTTGGTAGTTTCACAACTGGCTTTTCACATAACTCATATTGATATCGTTTCTTATCATCTAATAACTGATTGATATTTGAGTATGTTGCTATCACTACCACATCATAATCTTTTTTACATTGTTCTAAATCTGTAATTTCTGTATTTGCATATACTTTTACATTAGAACCCCATATCTTTTTCTCTAAGTTTTGTTTTAATAACTCAGGATTATATAACTCTTCTTCCGCTACAATCGTTAAATCACAATTTGGCATAGGTTCTCTTTCTTGATATGGTAAATTCATTTCATCTAAAAACTTCTTATAATCCTCTCCACTAACTAAACTATCTTCTGAAGCTATTGAATACATATGAGTTATTCCACCATTAACTACACAATCTCCATATTTTCTTTTAAATGTTTTTAATCCGTCTAAACACTCTTGAGCTGTTTCTTTACTTCGTGGATAATGATAACCTCTATGTAATCTATATTGGTTTATTGATGAAGCCCCACTCAATATACTATCTGACTTTTCCTTTACATCAACTTGAAACCCATAGTTCGTTAGTGCCAGAGCGCTTGATAATCCAAATACTCCTGCTCCCACAACTAATGCTTTTGGATAAACCACCTCTTTTACTTTTTCAGATAGTCTGATAGCGTTTAATGACATCTTCCTATTTAATTCATAATCTCCTGCATTTGAAAACAAGAAACTAAATAATGTTTTTAGTGGTTCTCCACCATAATTTATCAAATCAGTTTCATTGACAAAATGTAATGGTTCTTTGGAAAATCCATACTTGAACATCGCTGTTCTTCCGTCCTCTAACTCAACTTTAAAATCATCTGATTGACCCTCAATAGATTTAATATCAAAGTCTGTATCTCCAACCCACATCATAAAATGATGATATGCTAATCTGTCTATAAAATTAATATCTTTTTGATTTGGTTTTGTCCAAACAAAATAATTCATATCATCGTAGATAGGATAGTCATCTCTCCAAGTAAAGACATCATCTACATACAATTTACAATTCATAGCGTCTGCAAATTCAAATAGTTGAATAGCACTTTCATAACTCAATGTTAGTGGTTTTTCACAAAATACATTTTTACCTGCCGCCAACCACATCATTACTTGTTCGTAATGTAAATCATTAGGTGTTGATATGATAACCCAATCTGATTGTTCTGGCTCTACGAAGTTAATATTGAAGTAATCTTTTGATAAAGATAAATCATTGATAGTCTTTTCAATGACTTTCCCCCACTTACCTTTTCCTATTAATCCTACTTTGACCATAGATAATCAAATGTTTTTTTCATCCAAAATGGAACTGATTTATCTTTGTCTGGCAATCCGTTAAAATGCATAACCCAACCTACTTTTGTGTGTAACATATCGTCTGCCAATATCTCTTTCTTTGGCATACAACTCATATTATATCTGTATGGTAATAATTTAACATCAATTTCTTGTAATGTCAAGTTAAAATTTAGTGGTGTTTGGTCTGTGCCAATTCCAAACTTTTGTTGTATCATATTGATGTTTTTTATATTTTCAAAATAAAAATCTCTCATATGTTGAAAGAAATCTCTATGATTATTATTTACAATCTGAAATCCGCTATTTCCATATCTCCAATAGTCAAACCATTGTCCGTCATATACATACTTTGAATAATGTTCCATACCTCTTAGTATCCAATCATAACTTCCGTCATCGTGAACTAAACAATACTTGTGTTCTGTTTTTTCAAAGAAGTTAGGACAATCTGGATGAACTATTGTATCAGCGTCCACCATTAATGTTTGGTCGGACTCAATACCATTAGCGTCATAGATATCAAACAAGAAGTATCTTTGCCAGATAATATGCATTTCTTCCATTGGTAGAACTGGCTGGTCTAATAAGAATAATTCAACATCATTTTTCTTACACCACCTTCTCCAACTTTCAATACCTATTTCGTATTCTGGTTTGAGTTGTCCGTCTTTCTTGACTGCGATTATGAATACTATATTCTTTTTCATTCTTCATACCCCTCATATAAATAACCAACCAAATCCCAAGTCTGTTTCATAATACTTGTTCTTTGTTCAATTGGAAAACCCGTGAAATGCCAGACCCAACTATATTTTATAAAATGTGGTGTTGTGTCTTTACCTGCTATTCCTCCGTCTGTGTCTTGCCAATTATAACTGAACATTTCTTTTTTGTGCATAGAAAACATATTCCACTCGGGTGATAATAAGTTTATATCATAGTTATTTTTTTGTAATAAGAAGTTAAATAATGTCTGTTCTCTACCACCACCTTTATTCCAACTATCAAGTTTCTCTCTATTTTCAAAATAAAAATCCCTTAGTTTTTCATAAATTGATAGTGATTCTTTGTCAAGATATATAACCCCAGCGTTAATGTATTTATCTAAGTTTATTTTGAAATCTGAAAAGAACTCTCCACCATAATTACCAACACTTTCATTTAACCATCTTAGATTTGCGTTATCTTGAACACCATAAACTCCACTCTCAATATGTTCAAGAATATTTGGCGCTGACCAATGTATCATAGTATCACTATCGACTATCGCTATCTTATCATAGTCTTTCCCTACATCACAAACATCAAGTTTGTTCCATATTGGAAAAGAATATTTATCATTGTGTTCGTCAACTACTACAAAATCTATGTTTCTTCTTTTACACCAAGCTTCCCAACTTTTTATACTATATTGAGAATAGTCTGAATTTTTGAATTTTGATGAGTTGTGATTAACTGCAACCATATACACCAAATATTTACTCATTTATAACCTCTTTTATGTAATCCTTTATATTTCTTGTTGGTTCATATCCGATTAATCTTTTTGCTATCAAAGTATTACAAAGAGTTTCTCTCGCTTCACCTGGTCTTTCATCAATATATTTAATATCTGTGTTAAACATATCAGCTAACTCGTTGATTGAGAAGTTTTCTCCTCTACCTAATTCTATTTCGTCCCAACAAGTTTCATTTTCAGATGTTAAAATTAATCCGTCAACAATATCATCAATATGTGTAAAATCTCTTCTTTGAAATCCATCACCCGTGATTGTTAATGGTTCTTTGTTTTCATATTGATTTTCAAATATACCAACCACCGTACAATACTCACCCTCAGTCAATTGGTGCGGGCCGTATACATTGTAAAATCTACATATCGATACATCAACTCCAAAATGTTTTTTGTATAATAAACATAAATCATCTGCTACAACCTTTGAAAAAGTGTATGGATTTTTCATCTTACCACTATGAACTGATGATGAACCTGCGAATACCACTCTTGGTTTATTTTCTTTCTCTTTTATCCATTCTAAGATATTCATAGTTCCCAATATACCTACTTCTAATGTATTGGCTGGATTTTTAAATGATGGTTGTATTCTTGCTAATGCTGCCAGATGATAAACCACATCAACATCTTTCATAAAGTAATCAAAATCAATCACATCTCTAATGTCTGCGTCAACATACTTACAACCCTCTTGATGATTTTCCTCTTTACCTGTTGAATAGTTATCAAGACTTACGACATTGTGTCCGTCTTTTAATAATCTTTTAATTAAATTTGTTCCTACGAATCCTGCTCCACCTGTAACCATTATATTCATTATAATATGTCCTCATATAGTTTGTTTTGCATTTCTTGTCTTGCGATTTCTTTTTCGTGTTTTAAAGTCAGTTCTTCGTGTGGTGGTAAATGAGAGTAAGTTTTTGCTCCGTCTATTACCTCGTGAACTGGCTTGACCCATTTTATTTCATCTGTGTTTTTAAATATTCTTGCTTGATAATCAGGAAAGTTTATCCACCCTTGTTCTGTTGTTCTCCACTTCCAAAGATTTAAGTGAAAATCTGTAATACCATTTACAATATTGATTCTTGGAACCCATACTAAATCTGTATCGTTTATTTCCAAGATTGTTGGTAATTGTTTTAACAATATTTCATTTGGTATTTCGTCTGCGTCAATATGAAATATATAATCACCTGAACATTGTGATTTTGTATAGTTTTTTAGTGCTGCAAAGTCTTTTCTAAACTCAAATGTATTTACTTTTAAATTTCTAAAATAATTTCCATACTCATATTTTTCTAATACTTTTTCAAGCGCTTGAAAGTCATCTTGAACAATACTTTTTTCTCCAACTTTTGATACATCTTGTGTAACTATAACTTCATCTTCTTCTCTTATGTGTTTAGATAAATGAAATAGTAAATTATCTAATTCTTTATGTTCATTATATACGGTTATTCCATAACTAATCTTCATCTGGTAATGCCCTTTCAAGTGCGTCTTTCTTATCTTCTAAAATTAAATCTACAACCTTTCTTAAATTTCCACCCATTTCTTTACTATCTTCAATTAAAAATACTCGTCTTCTTCTACACTCTCTTAAAAAGTATGTTCTGAATATTGGTGTTCCATCTAAAAATCTTTTCAGACCTTGATATATTCTATTGATTACTCTCTCTTCTGTATAGTCTGCATTTCCACCCTCTTCAAATAAACCATTTATTTCTTCAAACATTTGTTTCAATACCGTTGGGTTGATTGATTGTTTTGCCGTATTTTCTATTTCTAATCCTATGAAAAACTCTACAATTCTATTAGTGGATTGTTTTCTATAACGATATTTCGGTGCCAAAACATAAGCAGTTCTTCTTGAACTCTCACCTTTCATATTCCTATATGTAAATTGAACTATTTGTCCGGCTTCTATAATATTCCAATTGGTGTTCTTCATAAGTCTTTAACGATACCCATTTTCTTACAAGCGTCTAAAAACTCGTGTTGTCCATAAGTTTCTGCGTTTTCAATATCTAATGTGTGTTCGTGTCCTTCATACATCGGGTCTTTTTTCTCATCTTCTGATAATTCACGAACTTCTGCTAACTTCCAATTCCAATTATCTTTTTTACCCTCAGGATAAATCATACCAAATTTACCCATATTTAGAATTGTTGGAAACCAAAAGATTTCTCTTTCATAATCAAAGAATTTTATATCTTTCATCAATTCTGTTGATGTACTTTCCATTTTCTTTAACGCTTCACTATCTCTTTTGTAAGCTGTATTACTCATAAATCCACAATTGAAACAAATATATGAACTGAAGTTTTCTATATCTACTTTTTCTTCAAAACAATGTTGTTCATTTAAACAATGTGGACAAGTTATTTTTGTTTCTGCCATACTATCCCTTTTTTAACTTTGGTAAATTAAGTTTCTTTGGTTCTTTTTTAAGAGTTGGTAGTTTCAGTTCAACCTGTTTTGGAACATCACTTATGATGTTATCAACCATATCAACTAATTTATTTTTCATAGCTTCAAATGAAAAGTTTTCACGATTGACTATCATTTGTTTTTTACCACGAACTTTGTATTTATCATATCTTTTGAATACATCTAACATCAATTGACTTGCGATAGCATATTTTACCGTAGACCATTGTGAGTCTGGTGTTAAGTATTCTTTTGGAAATGCATTTGGTGGAACTTTTGTCATAACGTGTGGTATTTCTACCGTATATTCTTTATCTAAGAAATCTGCTTGACCTGTTGAGATTGGTGCGATGATTGGTTTACCACTAAATGAAGCTTCTAATAATGGTCTTCCGAAACCCTCTCCGTGTGTGAATGTTAAATGTGCTTTCACTTTCGGGTGATTATACATTTCGTTCATTTCTTCATCGGTCAAATCTCCGTGTAGTAAATAAATATTTGGTAGTTTTTGAGCTGTTACGGTATCTCTAACTTGACTTATTTTCTTTTTCAAGTCTTCCCTATCCATTATTGAGAAACTTGCACCACTTGTTTTTAATATTAAAGCTGGTGGATTTTTCATATCTCTAAATGTCATAAAGAAAGTCTTTAACATCATACCGATATCTTTTCTATCTTCACCGAGATTACCTTGTAACCAATGTCCTACGAATAGAAAACAAAAGTCTTCTTTGATATTTGTAAATTTATCTTTCATCATATCAGATATTTCTTTTGTTTCTTTGAAAATGTTGGTATCCGCACCCTCAAACAATACATCACTTGGTTTTTCTAATCTGACCTCACCAACTTTTTGTTTTGTTTGATTGTCAAGTTTGTCAAACTTAATATCTACGAAACCTTTTTTAGAAAATTCAGATGTGAATATAACTTTATCCATACGATTACAACCCTCAATCCACTCTGCTGGTGGAATTGTAGTTTCAATCCCAGCGGTCATACCGATATTCTTTTTAGCAAATGGTCTAAATTCATTTGGTATCACGATATGTAAATGAAGTTCTGGCTGTTTTGGTAGTTCTGGTTTTCTTAAAATTCTTTTCTGTATTTCTTTATGACTTGGGTCATTCATATCAAGAGCGTTTGGTGGTGTTGAACCCCAAGGAACTGATTGAATTTTTACATCATATTTATCACTTTCGATAAGTGCTCTACAAATATCTCTTGCGTGGTTTCCATATCCACTACGAGTTTCAACTGGCGCTGTTACTAATATAAGTGGTTTTATCATACTTTATATACCTCATATCTTTCTCTTGGTGTCCATTTTTCAAAAGCAGTATTCATATGGTCTATAAACAATTGACACATATGTCTTGCTGACATTTGTGCGTCATCACTTGATACAAACTCGTGTCCTTTAAAACCACACTCTTGTCTTTCTTCTTTTGACATATTATAAAAATGTTTTATTGATTCTGCAGCATCCACCCAATCACATCTATCATCAAAAATATATGGTGTTGGTGGTGAACCTTGTAATGACCTTGATTTAGGCCATACTGGTTTTACCCACTCTCCGTGAGTTAGAGCTTTGTTGTCTTGCCATAATCTCCAATCGTGTAAAGAACCAATTCTTCCATAATCTTTATAAGTTAGATATTCTCCATTTACTTTAAATCCACATTGGTCTTGTAATCCGCCTGTAACATTTACCACGATTGGTGTTCCAGCCATTAAACTTTCACAAGTTCCTAATCCGAATCCTTCATTACTTGCTAAATTAATCGTTACATCTGCTATGTTGTATAAATAATTCAGATGTTTACTTTCTAATTTATTGGTGGAAAATATTATGTTTAAATCAGGACATAATTCTTGAACAACTGCTGGCAAATCTGTTCCGTTTTGGTCTACTGGCTGTGTGTGTAAGACAAAAGCAACTTTATCTCGTTCCTCTTTTGGAAGTCCATAAGCAAACTCTCTAAATGCCATAATTGTATCAGAAGTCATTTTTCTTCTGATGTTGCGATTATTATAGAACATACAAAACTGAACATCTTTTCCTTGAAATAATTCTGATTTCATTTTGTTCATCTCTGCTAATTCTTTTTTATTTTTTACCGGATAAAATAATTTTTCATTTATTCCGTGTGGAATATAAGTTGAGTCCCAATCTGTTCTTGGTTTGTTCTGACATACATTTTGAACTATGTTGTGTGTTTGTTTTGAAATATTCATAATCAAATCACAACTTTCATAATAAGGTTCGTTCCACCTTGGATAAGGTAAATCGTCCCAAATATTATAATAAAAGATAGGACATTGTTGTCTTATCTCGTGTTCCATTTGATATAACCAAGTCCAAAATCTTGGGTCTGTGTAAATCATTATTGCGTCTGGCTTTTCATTTTTTAATAAATATCTTAGAATTTTTGGGTCTCCATAGCCGTTAACTGGAAATATTTTTAGATTAGCGTCCTCTACACCTGTTTCTTTTCTAACAACATTATTCATATCTACAACTTTGCCAGCATCAGGATGTTTTATAGCACCACCCACTTGTATCCAATCATACTCACTTAGAGTGCCCATAACTATCTCTCTTGTCATTGTTCCGACACCACTTGACATACGCAAGTCGTCTGAGAATATAATAACTTTTTTCTTTTTATTTTCTGAAACCTTTGTTAATTTTGGTAATTCCATTGAAACCTCTTAATATTTTGAACCACTTTCTTCTAAATTGTCATATTCCAAAATTTTCTTTTGGAACTCATCATCATATACGAACAAATCAAGACTGCGATTCACTAATTTCTGTAATGAAAAGTCATCTCGGATAGATTTTTCTCTAAATTTCTTGTAGAGTTCGTCAATAACTTTTACTGATGTTAATTTTTCTTCTTTCATAATTCTGTATATATGTATATATAAATAGTTTGTTTAGTCTAAAATAACATATTTTTTTTCAATTTTCTCACAATATTCTAACGCTGACCTTGTTCCCTTGGTAATCTTTCCGTCTTTTACAAATGCCACTACTTTATCAGAATATTTGACTAAATCTTTATTTCGTTTGTGATAATAACCGACATTATATGGTTTTCCATAATTATAAGCTTCCATTACACAATACATATTATGTGGTTCGTGTTGTGGTGGAAACTCACTATAAGGTATTTTAAATTCTAATGCGAACTTCTTCGCATATTTATCTGCTCCGTCTTTGGCGCCACCACCTATGATTTCTACATCTGGATGTTCCATTTTTAATCGGAACATAAAACTTTTCATTTTTGTTTTATTACTATAAGTACGACTTCCGATAATTGCTATCTTCATTAGTCGTTTCGTTTTTGTTTTCTGATTGGTTCCGGATTGATGTCGTCTTTATTGACGAACTCGTATGTTTTTCTGAAATGTTCTAATCCTTTTAAAATATCTTTTGGATTATCATATTCGTATGCAAATCTATAATATTGTAATTGTTTAGTATCTCTTGGTCTTATATCATAAGCGATAAAATGATTTTGGTCATCAGTTAATTCTGGAATCAAAATAATCTTTGTGTTAAATTCTCCTGATGATTTCCAATATTTGATAAATGGTTCAAGGGTTTTTAAATCTACAATTTCTGTTTCTCTATCATACCAAAAATATAATGGAAAAGAAACACCACTCAAATAATCTAATTGTTTCAATTTCATCAACTCTTGAAATACTTCTTGTTCAAAATCTGTTGCTAAAAAATCTGTTACTTTTAATCTTAAACTTGGTTCTGTCATTATAAATCCTTACAACTTCTGCATTTTAAATGCTTTTCACATTTTTCATAGTCGTGTGCGATGATTTTACCTTTGTCATCATAACACTCATCTATGAACTCTTGTAACCTTGTCATAACCTTATTAACACTTGGTTTTCCACTTGCTGGCGAGAACGCCTGAATTCTTTTCTGTGGATACATCATATTTTCATATAATCTTCTCTTTAATATTAAATATTCAATATCTATTTTATCTTCCGATATTTCTAATTGTTTTGCCATAAAGTGTTTATACAACAATAACTGATTAGTTTTGTTCTTGTCGGCTTTCATATATTTGTTCCAACCCATAGTTGATGATTTGATATCAATGACTTTCATACGACCTGTTTTCTTGTCGTGTAGAACAACATCCATAAACCCAACAAATCTCATATTATTTGGTAGTTTGTAATTTAGATTCATCTCGATACCAACCAACTCAGTATCTTTCTTTTTGAAATGACTACCTTTTCTTTTTAAGAACTCATCAATGATAGCGAATCCGTCATTGGTAAATTCAGTCATTTCTTCTTTCGTGACTTCAAACTCATCTCCATATCTTTCTTTGGATTCTTTGTATAATTCTTTCATACGATAAATCAGAATATCGTGTAATGGTAATTCATCTGCTTCTTTGATTGTTCGTTCATAATAACAAACTAAATATGCTTGAATAGTTTCGTGAATAGCACTACCGAATAAGGTATAGATATTACCCTTGAAAGTTTCTGCTTTATCTACATAATTTGCTTTCCAAGTGTAAGGACATTTGTCCCACATTGCGAACTGACTATAACTTATTTTGCCCATTTACCTCTTGATACCACTTGCGCCATTATTCCATAAACTGATATATCATTATAACTATCCACTACTGGCTCGTCTTGAACTGAATTTCCATCATCTCTCATTAATAGTGTTTTAATTCTTTCTGTTTTATCTTGTATTCTAAACCATAATCCTAATAATGATAACTTAATATCCTCTTTGGTTTTTAACAAAGAACCAACCGCAACATTTTGCGGGCCGTAGTCGTGTTGTTTTCTTAGAAACAATTCATATTGTTCTCTTTGAATTTGTCTAAACTCTTTTGTCATTTCAGGATATTTTTTTTCCATATATCCAACGACATCATCATCAACTTCTCTTGGAAAGTCCAAAGCTGAATCTGGTAATCCCTTTGGTGTGTCTTTAATTGTCATTTTTTACTCCATATTTTTTTTAGCTGCTTTTCATCTACACCATACTTTGATACGATAGAATATACAACATCTTTACCCATAATGTCAAGTGTTTTTTCTATATTTTCTGAACTTTCTTCAAAATAATCACATAAAATATCCATAGCCCACCCCTCAATCTTAGATTTGTTCTTAGATTTTGTGTATTTTAAGAAAGTTCTACCCTTTGGAATCACATTAGTGTAGAATTGATATACTGATTTTGGTTCTAATTCCCAATACTTTTGGATTTCATTTACAACTTCTATCCATTCTGGCTTCATAGATAAAAACCTATGAACCATATAATTTGACCAAGTTTTCTTATCAGCGTCAGAAATCTCTTCCCAATAATTTGGGTTTTGATTATTTGTAATTTCTTTTATGTGGTCAAATAGTGTTTTTGTTTTCATTGTGAATAACCTTAGATATAAATAAATAGTTCATACGAACTTCAAAATGTAAATTATTTAAAAGCATCTCCCAATATCCAAGTGACTATTGAATATCTTACACCACTTGTTACTGGTCTAACTCTATGTCCTAAAAATGCAGGGAATAATATTAATGAACCTTTTTTTCTTGTTCCGAAGTAGTTTTCATCACCCTCATCATTTGCGATACTAAATTCAAAATCTCCACCCTCATAATCTTGTTCATCACTTAATTGAATTATTGCTGATATCTTTCTAACTGATGTTTCATTTTTACCGATGTCTAAATGCCAATCGTATTTGTCGGTATTCTCATATCTTAACAATACAATATCCTCTAATTGATATGGTTTTTCTAAATCAAAATTAAAGTTGATTAGGTTTGCCATTTCACAAGCCATAATAATATGTTTAGTCAATTTGAATCCGTCTGATAATACGACATCATTTTTTAATCTTACCTCTTGTACTTTTCTAACCTTTTCATTTATTTCTCCACCCTCATATGTTCCTGCCACACCTGACTTTTGTGGATTTGACTCATCAAATTTTTGAATTAGTTCATCACATTGTTCTGAAGTTAAAAAGTTTTCTCTATGTAAGACAAAATTAAATTTATTATTTTCTTTCATTTGAATGGTTCTCCCGTAATTATCTCTCTCATAATATATCTTTCTCCACCTGTTAATTCTGTAACCATATGACTGACAAAAGATGGAAACACCAACACATATCCTTTTTTGTACGGTGTTTTGAAAAACTCTCCGTTGTTTGTAAATGCCAGATGTAAATCACCACCCTCAAATTCACTTTCGTCTGACAACTGAATCAAACAAGTTAACTTATTGATTGACTCTTTACCTTTATCATAATCTGCGTGCCAATCAAATTTGTCGTTATTCTTATACCTTAATGCTTTTAAATCTTTGAGAGTATCTGACAACTGAAAGTTCCATACTTTATTATTTAACATCTTTACATATGGTTCTAATTTTTTATTTATCCAAGAATATTTCTCATTACCATACACATACAACTCCTCAAATGTTCTGGCATTTTTAACTTCATCTGATTTGTTGTCTGAATTTACGATAACTGCGTTCTCATAACCAGAAACCCAATTGGTCTCCTCTTTTAATTGTTTTATTAGTTTATCACATTGTTCATCAGATAAAAAAGGCGTGTGTGTAAACCATTGAAAATTATCGTTCATTTGAAATGATTCCCTATAAAAAATTCTTGTAATACATATCGTGTTCCACTAATGACTGGCTTTACTCTATGTGATAAAAATGTTGGAAAAAATGTGATTGAACCCTTTTCCTTTGGAACTTCATACCAATTCATATCGTGGTCTTGTAATGCAAATTGTAGTTCCCCACCCTCATATTCACTCGGGTCCGTCAACTGAACAATAGCAGTTAACTTTCTTAGTGAACTATTACCTGAGTTCATATCTGTATGCCAAGTGTAGAAATTTGTGTTCTCATATTTTATTAACTTTAGTTCATTATCACAATCTTGAATATCAAATTTAAATGATTTAGTATTAACCAACTTTGCCATTGAAAATATTTTTTCTTGTAGTGATTTCCAATCTTTATTTGGTTTGTCTGGTCTTTGGTTTGTAAATGGTTGCTCACACAAATACCACTCAGAAGTTTTTCTAAATTTTTCATTTACTCCCAAGTTTTGCTCATTATCTACACGAACTCCACCCTTTAACATAACTTCATTTTCACTAATATCTTTTATCAATTCATCACATTTGTCATCTGATATGAAATTAGGAATCTGTATGTAAAACTTAAAGTCTTCATTTTTAATTAATGTCATTTAAAAGTATTTCCTTGTATCCAAGTTAACATTGTATATCTGTCTTTATCATAAAATTGTGAAACTTTGTGTGCTGCAAAAGCTGGAAATATAACTATTCTTCCTTGTTGAGATTCTATTTTATCTCCCCATATTTCGAGTTCTCCACCCCAATAATCATCATTCAAAAATACAACCGAAGTTAGTTTTGTAGTGGTATCAACTAATCTACCTGGCCCAGCTGCAAAGTCTGAATGTAGAGTATTTTGCTCTTTATAAACTCCAGATTTATAATATTTTCCTTCTTGTAATTGAATACTATCAATATCAAACTTGTAATGAATATCATTAGACAATTTCATTATGTTCCAAACTTTATCTAAGTATTTCTCATTGTCCAATTTTACAACCTGTGCTCCACAAGTATCTATTTCTTTAGATTTTTCATCAATAATACTTATTATTTCTTGACACTCAGTAGGTGATAAGAACTTATCTCGTACTAAATACCATTTGAAATTATTACTATGTAAAAGGGATTTCTGATTCATCTGATACTAAAACCTTATTCGCAAAATAATTACCATTACGAGTTTTTTCTATGTTGTATGTAACTTCAACACCTTGATTTAATTCTATCTCCACAACTTCTAATACATTTAATTCATCGTTTTTAACTTTGTCACCAATTTTCAATGGTCTATAATCTGAATCTACATATGAATCACCCGATATAAAAAATGGGTGGTCAAGTGTTGCAGTAATCTTTGTGTTGTTATCAAGTTTGTATGTAACCAAGTTATCGTGTCTAATTACGGTAATCATTTCAATTATTTCATTTTCTAATTTACCAGTTTCAACATTGTATGTTTTGATTTCATCACCTGGTTTTAAGTTTTCAATTCTTTGGTATGTTCCGTCTGATAGTGTAATCATAGTGTGTCCTATGAAACATCTTCCTCCGCCACAAAACGGGAATTTATTATGAACTAATATATCATTAGCAAAATAGTTTTCAGTATTTTCAATTGTCAAATTATATGTTATTTGTTCCTCGTCAAACTTTTCAATCTTAGTTATCTTTTGTTCTATGACTTTATCATCCTCGATAGATTTCAAACATACATCACCAACATTTAATTGTTCACAATCCATTTTATGAGTTTCTTTTGTCCAATCTGGTCTAACACTTGACCAACCTTTACCAACTGCCCAATACGGGTGGTCTAAAACATTTTCATTGATAGTTCCATCTTCGAAAGTGATTCTTACAAAGTTTTTATTTACTGGTGAACTTGTTGCTAATACTACACTCTTGACTAACTCTTTGTTTTCTATATCATAAGTTAATACCAAGTCTCCTATTTCTACATCTTCAATATTTTTTTGAGAATAATCTCTCATAGTTATTTTAGTTCCTTTAACAAAACAACATTTTGGTGGTAAGTTGTGAACTAATATATTTGATGAAAAGTATGTATCAATATCTTCAACATCTAATGAATACCAATCTAAATCTTCCTGAACTTCTGTTTTTGATGTGATTTCTAATTCAGTTCCGTCTTCTTCTAAAAAGTAATCACCCACTGCTATTTGATATGGATTTCTCCAACCCCAAGTTCCACTTTGTTTTACAAAATAATATGCGTCTGATGACTTAGATTGTAATGGTATCTTGATACTTCCATTTAATAAATAATAACCATAAAATGTAAGTGGTATATCCGAGTAGGTTTCAATTACAATGGAACCTGAATCATAAGAACCGCTCAAATCTGTTGTGGTGTATGAAACATAATCCATAGTTTCATCTGGCATACCTAATGGTTGATATGATTTAACAATATCACCAACCTCTATATCTTGTATTTGTTTTTCACTTCCGTCATACATTTTAACTAAACTACCACTGGCTGATGTCTTGCCCATTATGGGCTTTATTTTCCATTGGTCTCCTTTTTCAACCAAATTCCACTTTTGTATGGAAGTTTTGTGTAAAGATTCTTGGTCTGCATTACCAAGAAAAACTTGTTCTGTTGGTGTTAACATATGTGTAATTTTACCAACATCTAAATAAGAAAACCCGTCCATAGAGCTACCACTTTGAACGATATACTTTTCTATCAATGAACCACTATCAACTTCATTTTGATAACTTGAACTATTTGGATGATATGAATAAAAATTTAATCCATTGACAAATAATGCCGCATCTGTGTTTGGTTTCTTTGCTACAAAATCAGGATACACAATGTTATCCGTATATGATGATGTATTAAATAAAGGGATTAATGACGAACTTACTGGTGAATTTGATAATAAAGTTCTAAATGTATTTTTGTTAAATGAACCACTCGTCATATCGAGTAAAGCATCATCACTATACCAAGGTGTTTGAATCCATAAATGAAAACTACCTGAGTATTGGTCTTGTCCTCTTTGAGAAAAATAACTTACTGATGTGTTATCATTATATTGAAAGTTAACTGATATGTTGTGTCTCGCAAAACTTGAACTAATTAGTGGTTGGTGTGCAAGTGGTGGATTAATACCAAAGTCTTCATTACCTGGATGACCATAAACATAACAAGTATCACAACTTTGTGATGCTACATAATTTGAAATTTTATCATATAGTTCGTTTCGTAAATCTATCTGACTACCTGCAAAAAATACATTTGTGTTATGTTCCAAGAAGTAAATATCATTTGAACCCGATTCAACAATATAGTCTAATCCAGATACCACACCAACATTTGTGTTTGTTGGCCAACCTGTACTTCCTGTAATGTAATTATAATATTGTTCTGATTTTGTTATTACTGACATAATTTTTTCCTATATATAAATATAAATTAGACAAACTTTATCCAATCTCTAACAACTCTAAGATGAAAGTCTTTATTTGTTTGTATTCCAGCGTGTCCACTTCCAACTAAATCATTGTCTGTTTGTAAATCCAAGTAGTCCTCTAATTCATATTGTAGTAATGGAATACTTAGAGACTTTAAATAATAATAAATTAGCATTTTGTTTCTATATAAATTATCTAAATCATTTTTGTCGTTTTGTATGGAAGTAATATTGTCGTGTATTTCATCACCCTCTTTTGTTTCCCAAAAATCCCATTTTCCATCTGGTTTATAAGAACACCTTCTACCATCTGATGTGGTATATTCTCTTCTATGTGGATAAGTGTGTAAAACAATAACAAAATCTGGTTTTAAATATTCCGTAAACGACAAAACTGCTCTTGATATTGTGTCATTAGATATTCCCTGTATACCACAATTCATATAACTATGACCTGTTCTATCGGAAGTTAATTGAGCCCAAGTATTTTTTAGTTCATTTCCCACTCCAAAAGTATGACTACATCCAAAAGTTAAAAATCTTTTGTTTGAAGACTGATAAGTTTCCAAACTATCCCCACGAAATCCGAGTTCGTTAAATTTGTATTTTATTTTTCCACTTTTATCTCCACCAACACAATCGTGCGTATGATTCTTTCTAACTTCTAAATCATTAAAAATATCAAAGTCTTTACGATTCCAACCTTTCATTTGTTTATCCTTTGTGATAGTATTGATTCAAACTTTTCCTTAGTATCTGTTTCATCCACAACCCATTCAGGAACATAGTATTTATCTCTATTATGATTAGGTAAGTAGTCAACATAATCTGGTATTTTTATATCAATCTTATAAAATTTCAACTTCTTATCTTTAAAAAATGGCACGCCCCACATATTAGTTCCATACATAGTTTCTTTATCGTTAGTATTGTTAAAAAATGTTACAATAGTTCCTACCTTGCAAACCTTTAATATTTTTAGTGGAAAAACTTTTTTACCTAAGTATTCTCCCCAAGTATCTCTAAATATTCCATCAAACTTTTTTTCTGGTAGATTTGTAATCCAATCTCCAAATATTGTTTTAACATTTGGTTTATCTTCTGCCCACTCCAATAACTTTTGGTAAACTTGTTCATCTTTTTCAATTATAGTATGTGAATTTATATCTTGTGATTGAATGTAGTCCGCACTTATTCCCATACCAAATCCGATTTCTAAAATATCCCCACCATTTTGACATACAACTTCGGCGTGTTTTTTCATCATTAGGTCTTCCCAATCGTGCATTACAATATGATTGTCTTTCATTATACTATCTTCTTTGAATATCATTCAGTCTCTTTTTAAATTTATCTTCTGTGTCTTGTTCAGTAATAATCCACTCTGGTAAATAGTAGTCATTTACATACATAGACTTATCTTTTTTAGAAAATGTCTCATCGTTATTATTAAGCATTCTGTTTCTTTGCTCACTACTTAAAGTTAACTTGTGATAAATCAACTCATCTTGAAATAGTCCATTGGTCCAGAGTGTTCCATTAGACCAAAGTGTTTTAGGTTCACCAGCAAATCCTACGTGGTTATACATTGTAACATTAGTCCCAACCTTACAAAATCTCAATATTAATATTGGGAATTGTAGTCTACCAACAAAGTCTGTTGGTGTTTGCTCAATGGCATCAAAAAATATAGAATCAAATTTTTCATCTAATTCAATGGTCTTCCAATCTCCGTGAATAACTTTTGTGTTTGGTTTATCTTTTGCCCAATCAACTGCTCTATTGTATATTTCATCATTTAGTTCTATAATGGTGTGAGATTTAATGTTTTGTTTTTGTATGTGATTTGCACTTATACCCATGCCAAAACCCACTTCTAAGATGTGTCCACCACTACGACAAGTTATTTCTGCTTGAAACTCCATATGTGGTGTATCCCAATCACCTTGAATATAGTTACCATTAGGATTATCCCAAGTTATTTTATTTTTATGAAATTGAAGTTTATATTCTTTATACCTTTTATCCTGTGGATTCATATTTTTCTTTTATTTTTTCTTTTATGTCTTCGGCATACAACTTATTTGATTCAACTCCTGGATGATGAGAGCTTGTGTAGTCCACACAATTTAATTTAATATCAACCAAATCATCTGGCACATTTGGTATAGCTTGACTATGTTTACCCCAAGTTCCCCAAATAATTTTATCACGACCTACAAACTTATTAATCATATTATATTGATGAATAAAACTAAGATAAATATTATAATCATTATAGTTGTATTTTTTTGGAATACCCCAAGATTTGTATGCAACTCCATCATCATCAAACCAAATTCTTCTAAAAGTGTGTGGAATTGTAATGATGAATATTTGTCGTCTTGATGTTGGTATATAAACTTCTGCTAATCTTTTACAAGCGAAATCAAATCCTGTTCCACCCGCTCCACAATTATAAACCGCAGTGTCTTCATCTCCTAACAAATGAGTAAAAGTTTGTTCTTGTTCTAAATCCCAACCATAAGTCCAACTACAACCAAAGGTATAGATTTGTCTTTTGGCATTTGGATTATTGTAAATCGGGTCGTGAAATCTACCACCCTCTAATCTACCCATATTGTTCTGATAAATGTTGAGTCCTTCCTCTCGTCCGTCCTCATATACTCTATAATCATCAAAGTATAGTTTTTCTACATTATATCTGACTTTCTTACTAACTTGCTCATCACTCACTAAATAGTCCTCGTTGTTTGATGATGTCTTTTACCTGCTCCGCATAAATCTTATGTGATTCAACACCTGGATGTCTTCCGTCTCCTGCCGTATCGTGTAATTGAAAGAATACATCTAATTTATCCTCAGGTACCTCAGTATCCCAAGTTCCCCAAATTATTCTGTCTTTACCAACAAAACGATTTAACATTTCGTAATGATGTAAGAAATATAAATAGTGATTATATTCATTAATGCCAGCAGCTGTTGGTTTTTCAATACACCTACGAGCCATACCATTATCTTCAAACCACATTCTTCTAAATGTATGTGGAATCGTTATGACATAAACGAAGTTTTGATTTTCTCTATGATTTCTTTTATGATAAACCTCAGATGCTTTTTTGACAGCGTAATCAAGACCTGTTCTACCTGCTCCGTAATTAAATGAAGCAACATTATCCTCAATCAATAAGTGTGGAAATGATTCTTCAACTGGCAAACACCAACCATAAGTCCAACTACAACCAAAGTTATGTATTTCATATTTGGCATCAGAATTATTTTTCTCATCATTTATTCTACTACCTTTTTCATAATATGGTAGTGGTAATTCTACATTATCAAATGATGTTGATGGTGATACCACACCTGAAATAGAAAACTTTCTTCGTTTAACATATCTAACACCACTATAATAATATTTTTCAACAAAATCTACAACTCCTGGTGTAATCAAAGATTCCATTTCTGTTAATTCCATATGTTTACTACCTGGTGGCGACCATTTCGTAAAGTGTTTTTTTATTGACATTTTATTCTCCTAAGTTAACCATATTTTTTGGAATAGTTCCACAATTTCCACAACTAAACACTTGCATTGGAACGATAGCTTCTTTTCCCGTTGGACTCATCAAGGCAGATATTTTCTTTAAGAAAAATGCCTGTATGAAAGAAGCGTTTCCACATTCCTCACAAGTAATAGTATCTGCTTTTGAAATATCTAATTCAACTGGCGCGTTTACTTGTTCATTACTCATTTTATTGTTCCTATAATTTCTACAAACATAGACATAATGTTGATTTCTTTATCCACTACGACTGCGTCTGATTGTTGATATTTTGACAAGATTAAAATACACTCAGCTATGTGGCCGGTTCCCCAATCATCAATCGTATCAAACAACAATCTAAACAAATCTGAAAAGTCTGATACTTTTGAATCTGCTAATAATTGTCTGATATTCTGAAATGAATTTTTCTTGTCCTGCGTTTTCAGTATATCTAATACTTGTAGTTTATAATCATTTTGAGTGATTGTATTTTCATCAATTACTAATTCATTATTTACTACTTGTCGTTGAGCACCATTGATTACTCGTCTAATATCTGGATAACCACCATTTACAATGGTAGCGATATTCTTAATGTCATAACTAACACTTTCATTATCCAATATATTTGCCAGATGTTGTGCTACTTCTTTCCTATCTGGTGGAATTATCTGAAATGATTGACAACGACTTTGTATCGGGTCAATGATTCTTTCCACATAATTACAAGTCAATATAAAACGACAATTCTTAGAGAAAGTTTCCATAAGATTACGAAGTGCTGCTTGAGCGTTTGGTGTAATGTAATCACACTCGTCCAAGATAATGACTTTCATATCCTTAAAACCTAATGTTGATGCGAAGTTCTTTACTTTCTCACGAACCACTTCAACACTATTCTCATCAGATGCGTTTATATATAAATAGTCGCAATCTATATTACTGACTATAAGTTTTGCTAATGTGGTTTTACCTGTTCCTGCTCTACCGAATAACAATAGATGTGGAACATCTCCATTTTCCAAGTAGACTGACACCTTACTTTTTAAATGGTCGTTGCCAATGTAAGTTTGTAAGGTGTTCGGTCTATACTTTTCAACCCATAATGAGTGTTTTACACTCTCCATTAGTTAACCGCTTGTGTTGATACCAAGAAGTATTCTGAATCATAGTTATCGATTGAGAATTTAATTCTTGATAAACCTGCTGAACTAACTTCTAATGTTGCACTTTCACAATCTTTATTTGCATTTAAGATTGATGCGAACATATTTGCATTGAAACTGATTGGTTCAATGTCTGCTTGTTTTGTGGTCTCTACTGGAATCGTTACACGATTAGATGCGATTGAAGCATAACCAATAACAATTTTAGTTTCACCATTTTCAGTCAAGATAGTAAATGTTTCTGCTTCTGCTAAAGCACCTTTACCACTAATAAATGTGTTTACAAAATACGGGTCTACCTTAATACCTAACTCAAATGAATCTGGCAAATTCTTAAGTTCTGGTGGTGTAGGAATAACCGATAAATCACTCAACATATATTTTGACTTAGTTTTTCTTTTTGTGTCTTCAAACTCCATTGAAATAAATTTATCACCTGAGTTTGATAAACTAACTTCAACATCATCTCCCAATACTGATAACAAACTTGATAGTTGTCCTGTATTATATACACCTAATTCACAAGGCGATAGATGATTGAACTTACTCAAAACTACACTACCCACAACTGACTTATCACCTGAGATAAATCTTGTTGATAATGAATTGCCGTCTGAAGTCCATTTTGTTGATTTAATTTCTCCACCCAAAGTATACTTTGTGATGAAGTTTGTTAATTGACTTTTGTTCATAACCATTTTCTCCTATTATTTTTCAATTATAAATATCATTTGTTA